CCTTCCCAGTGAGACCCTCACTGTATCTTTCCATGACATATTGATCGTACAGAGGGCGGTCTCTGTCCTTCAGAAAATATGTAAACGAACGGGACATTCCACAATTGTGGCACTTGAAGTTATAGTCGTTCTTCGACCTGTAGATGTATCCCCTGGTCTTGTTTTTGTTTCGCGAAGAGTCACCACAGTATGGACACCTGAAGTTATACAGACCCTCCCGAACTTTCTTGAACTTCTCTAGTCGAGGTGAGATAAGTCCGATATACTTACTGTCAAGATAACTCACGAACAAGAGGTTGAACTCTCTCTATTCTATCAGCTGTTTGAGTTCCTGACAACATCTTTTTTAAAAATCCGTTCGTATTTCCATTGATCGCAAGAGACAACACGGTGATCGCACCGATGGCCATCCAGACCTTTCTCTCTATAAAGTTGATCCTTGCAAGGAGTTGGTTATGGTCGTCGTCAATTTTATCGCGTAACTTATCAATCTTGTCAAATAAAACTTCGTCAATTTTTTCCTGTTGGGATATTCGCTCCTCATGAATTCCAAGCACACGCGACACATTAGTATTTACCTCACTCATCTTGATGATGGTTTCATCAAGTTTGAGGACAAGGCGTTCAAAGTCCACCATCTTTTGTGTCAACACTGCAACCTGTACTTCATCAGACATTTTTGACTGCGTTGTAAATGTTCTTACCTTTCATCAAAGCACGATACATGGACACGTATCCCTTTGGATAGTTCTTATTTTTCTTCTTTCTTCTATCGATGATATTCAACACTGGATCATATCCCGCAACTGGACCAGTGGCAGCTGCAGAACCAGTGAACCCACCTGCACCCGCAGACATCGTAGGAGACTCCTGTAAGTCCCCACGGCGGGAACGAATCATGTCGATGACTTTGGATAGTCTTGAGTCCATTATACCTTATTGAGTTGATCTAAACAGTGTATGTCTACAGGGATATCACTTACACTCGTCTTGGGATACTCTGGTATTCTCTGTAGGAACAAAAGAAATGTTTTCAATACAGACCAAAGATCTCTATCGATTTTATAAAACAACAATGGTGTTGCTGCATCACCAAAGACATTGTATAAACAGATAAAATGATTTAACAACAGGTGAGTTTTGAGCTCACCTGTTTTAATATATCTCTTTAACAGACGTTTGATATACTTGAACTTTTTTAAGTCCTCGTAAAAATCTTCTTGGGTTACGGCTTGAGGGTTATCATAATGTTTGATCGCAAACATCATGTAGTTGTTTTCATTCAGCGCATCAAATCTCATACCATATTATCAAGAACGTCCTTTATCTGTTGGGAAACTGATGGAAGGTGTACCGCTGACTGCATCCAGATCCGTGGAGATACCAGACATTGCAACGAGAACTTCACTCTTCACTCTCAGTGTACCGTGGTTATCGATGTAAGTTGTAACACCGACCCATCCCTGGTGAGGAATAGAATAGGTAGAAGTGGAGGTAGTGGAGATACCGTAGACCAGGTTATCGACTGTGGAGTCTGCGTTTACACCCAGACTGGAATCAAGAACCGTGGACTTAGGCAGTCTGCTGAATCTTGCAGAGGTGGTAAAACCAACAGCACTCAGACCATCAGTAGAACCGATGGTGCAACTAGAACTACTAGCAACTGCAACGATAACCGCATCACCGAAATACGTGTGACCTGCACCCGTGGCACCTCTATCGGCGGCACCGAAACGAATTACGTCACCAACTTGAGCACAAGTATCGATACCAAAAGAACTTCCAACCGCAGTCACGGTCATAGTTCCGTTGTCTGCAACACTGGTTCCAACTGTATATCTAGCGGTCGCAAGACCTGGAACCGCGTCTGTATTCGACCAAAGAGCCATTTTACTTTGCCTATAAAATTCCTTGTATAAACATATTTATAAAAAAAGGAGACGTGAGTCTCCTCTGTAATCACTCTTCTCTATTTCTAATTGCAGCTGCAACAGTTTCAAGAAGTTTGTCATCCATATCAGTCTTAGTCAGTTTGACGGCTTTACCGAGAATGACCAGACAAATATCGATTAGTTTCTCTCCAAGTTCCTCATTATCAGGAATCTTAGAGACCGCATCCATGATGATTTTTGATGCGAGGGGAAGGAGGAATGAAAACATGATTTTAAAAGCAACTCCTTCCTATATAGGAATCCTTATTGTGGATTCTGTCTTCTACCGATTTTACCTCTTGGTTGTTGTGGTGCTCCAAACTTGAATCTATTACCTCCAGTTTTTGTCCTCTTACCCCCTGGACCACGAGTGGGTCCAGTAACACCAGTAGTTGGAGGAACAACAGGAATTGTAATGGGTCCTTTTTTTACAGGTGGTGTTTTTGGATCTTTTGGATCTTCAACATCTGTTTTAACTTTAGGGGGTGCTGTAGTTGCACCTGCAGTTGCGGTTGCAGGTTGTGTTGCGGTTGCAGTCTTTATCTCCAGATCAGTCCCAGAAATTGATCTATCATATTGAGCTTGGGACATGTATTTTTGTTGTGGAGTCAATGCAGCTAACTGTTTCTTTGTTAGTTGTTTGATCGCACCAGGATACATGCGGGGATTGTTGTCTGGAGCGTAAGAGATCGTTGTGCCAGGTTTCGTTTTTGTTGTTGGTAATTTTTTAAGGGCTCTTTCTTGCGAAGCTCTTTGTATTTCACCTATTCCTTGGCCAACAGTAGCACCTATGGTAGCAGCTGTTGCAAGTTTGTTAACACCAGGAACAAGATACGCAGCTGCAGGAATCTTACTAGTCACCCTAGTGCGACCAGCTGCAGCTCCTCTTTGGAAGTCTTGCATCCATTGAGGCAGTTTTGGTTTTGTTGTTGCTGGTTTCGTAGTCAACCTCGTTCTCGCTGTAGCACCAGCATCACCACCACTAGCACCTCTAGGTTGAGCACTAGGAGTAGTTCTTGCTCTGATTCTGGTCATCTCACCTTTAGGAACCTGTGCTTGTCTTGCAACATTGCCAGGTGTAGGTTGTGCAGGTGCTCTATATCCACCTGCAGGACCTCCGACCTTTGGAGTTCTGCGAACTTCAGGAGTGTTCTGAGCACCTATTCTGGTTGCAGTGTCCTTTCTAGCCAGAGTTTGTTGTCTCCTTACTTGGCCAACCTTTCTTCTTTCAGCCTGTCTCTTCTCCTTAGCATCAATTTCAGACTTGATTCTTTCAATGTTAGCTTCTCTACCAACAAGAGATCTCAGAATCTGACCACCAGTTCTACCAGTTGAACCACGTCCAGCTCTTCCAGCACCTTGTGCTTGTGCTTGACCCCTTGCTCTAGCTCTAGCAGCCTCACCTTTTTTAACGGTTGGTTTACCAACTGTTGGTTCGTCTGGAACGTTGCCAAAATCACGAGATACTGCTCGTTGGGCTTGAGAACTTAATTTCTGTCCTCTTGCTTGAGCATCACGTAATGGTTGAGTTTTTTTAGGTTGATCAGGGGTAACAGGAGTTATTGAAGTTCTAGTCTGTCTAGTTCGACCAGTAGATCTATCTCTAATTCTTTGTCCACCACGAGGTTCTGTCACTCCAGGTGAACGTTTACGACTAATATTTTCTTGTTTTGCGGTTAACTTCCTCTCATACTCAGATACTTTTTTTTGTGCATCTGGATCACCACGATCAGCAGCTGCAAAAGTATCCCTTACTGCTCTGGTTCTTTTTGCAATTTCATCCTTACTGAGTTTAACTTGTTCTGGGGTTCTTCTTCCACTAGCTGTAGCTTTAGTCTCAACTTCAGTAGCATAATTTTGTACAGCCTTTCTAGTATATCTACCTTTATCATCCTTGGGATACATTTCTCCAGTAACGTTACTTACAGCTCCTGGATTAGTAGTTCTTGATTCAGAACCCTTGGATCTACCACCACTAGTAGAAGGTCTCCTTCTTGTTGTACGTTCTAACTTTTCTTGAGAATCAAGATCTCTTTGAATTCTTTCTGCTGCAGCATCAGATGATCTTGTCATCCTCTGAAGTCTTTCTGCATCAGATCTAGAAATTTTATCGGGCCCTAGATTCTGTTTTTTTGGTGGTTCTGGATCTTTAAATGGTCTGTTATCACCCTTCTTACCACCAGAACCTTTTCTGCCAGGTGCCTCCAACAGAAGACCACCAAAAGCTTCTGCAATCGCAGCGAGATTCAACTCCTCACGATTGAGAAGTTGTTTTTGTTTCTTAGTAACTACCTCTTTGGTCGATGCAGGATCATCATCGTCCTTAGGGGGCATCACCACGCAGTGAGGTGATTTAGGAGATGCCCCGTTTACTTTTTTCCTTCTTCGTCAAAGTAGTTGAGATCCATTCTCCAACTGGAGTATCCTTCACTTACTTTCTTACCACTCTTCTCACGTCTCTTGGCGATAGCTCTCTTGACAGCACCACGACGTTTCATCAGATATTCATCAGACTTGTCCTTATCACCGTCGTTATCAACGTCACCGTCTTCCTGACCTACGGGATCTAAACCTTCTTTAGTGTACTGAGGATGATCATCAAGTTTCATACCACGTTTCTTCTCAAGACGTTCCTTTCTCTTCTTAGTGCCCTCTTCAGGATCTTCGTCACGAACACCCTCAGCCATTTTCTTTTTGGTCTTATCTTTGATTCTCTTCGCAGCAGCTTCACGTTCGGACTTAGGAATCTCAAATCCCTTGATGTCCATGGTGCCTTCACCAAGAAGTTTCTTTTTAGCCATAGTTTTAACAGTTGCAGGTGCAGGAGAACTTGCAAGAACAGACATATAAACCTTTACCATCTGTTCCTTACTTGCACCAGGTTTTACCTTACCCTTTGCTTTGTAACGAACATCAGAAGCCAACTGAGAGGCTTGTTTCTCTACGTCAGAGTCACCAGCAGCGTGACCTTTTCTAGCACCCTCGTGAATGGAGGAGTAAGCATCCATTAACGACTTGTCAAATTTACTTGGACTATCAGTTGGAAACATTTCTCTTTGCACGTTTTTTCCTAGATTTATTTATAAAATTAATGATAACTGGATTGTGTGCAAGACGCTGAACATACTCACGGTGTGCGTCAGTGCCAATCAAACGTTGATCTGGGGGTACACCAGATATATCAGTGAACTTCTCAGCGATGTCCTTGATCCAAGACTTGAACATCATGTTGTCCTCAGTCACCGCGATGATATAGTTTGCACCACGACGAATAATCTTTCCAACCAGTCCAGTATTATCGTTCTCAACGATGTCACCCATACGAAAGAGATTACCATTCACATAGTTCTCTCTCAGGTTCTTCCAATCAAACTTAGGAGCGATCTTCCACATCTCCTTCTGAACTTCCTTCTCTTTGACACCCATACTCTTACGAATGGTGCCATAAAGTTTTTCAGTTCCTTCATCATCCAGAGCTTTGGGTACACCCTTACGGAAGGTTTCAAAGTCACCCTTGACTGCAGCAGCACGCAGTTTGGATGCGGACATTCCTTCTACACCCTCAGACTCTGCATCTCTCTCACCTGCAGAGATCACACGAATGCGATCGAAGTCATACAGGTCACCGTTGTATTTGTTTGCCAGATTTTCAAACTCTTTGAGTCTGTCTGCACCAACAACGATATTGATACTTCTGGCACCACGACCACTAGCACCCTTGAGAACATCAAAGATAGTCTTTGCACCTGGGTCATCAACGATATTCTCTGCATGACCAGGGAACATGGCTTGCATGTAAGAAATCTTAGTCTTGGGATCCAGAGGATTCTTCTTCGGATCGTTTGACCGAGAGGGATAGATCAAATACTCACCCTTGCCTGCAGCACTCTTCACACGGTTCAGAAGTTTCTCATGTCCAACCGTGGGAGGATTGAAACGACCAAACGCAACTGTCAGATCTGCAGGATCACCTTCTTTCTTGCGAACTTCTTCACGTTCTGCCTTTTCTTTGGCTTCTGCATCTGCCTGTTGTTGTGCAGCCATCGCACCCCTTTCATCAGGAGTGGGTGGACGACTGGCACCAAAGAACTTCAGTTTACCGTTGACAGTCTTGGCAACTAACTTACCTCTCTTATCATAATAATCGCCATGACCATCACTCTGCAGACCCATCTTCTTGGCCTGATCGGATGCCTGTGTGACAACCTCAAGAATAAATTTACTAAAACTCTTCATTGTTTATCCCAGTTCTTTGCTGCGGTGAAGTTGGCTCTACTGAACTCAAGTCTATCTACTAGTTTCAAAGCTCTTCCAGAACGAATTGCAACAAAACCCTCAGGTGCAGTGACTCTGTAACCATCGTCAGTCCTGAGGAAAGTGCCAAAAGTATTTACCTTTTGCAACTTGTTAATCATAAACTGTTTCGCTGCCTGCAAATTGTAATACGACGCGACTGTCATATAAATTGAATTTGAATTTGCAGAAATAAATCGAAGACCATTGGTCTTGATTTGTAAGTATTTATCTTGTGTCTTTTTTGTCTTCTTTGATGCAATCTCTTTGTCAAGGGCATCACTGAAATACTTTGCAAAGTCCATTGCAGTATTGCGAACAGTCATTCCAGACTTACCCTCACGGACATAACGATTGAAAAAGATCTTGAACATGTAGTTGAGAGAGAACTTATCGTTCCCCTTCATCAGATCCAAGAACTTAGAGGACTGTCGAAGAGAACCCTCTGCACGATTGATGAGTGCGTTGTACCTAGCCTTGTCTGTCAGAGTCATGTTGGCTTCACCAGACGCATTGGAGAACTCTGCAGATGCAACGAACACATCCGCATCACCAGGGACATTCGCACCAAAGGATGCAGCCATTGTGTCCAGAGTGCTACCAGAATATGTGGTGTGAAATACGATACCCAACTTAGCAGTCTGAATCGTCTGTCCCAGAGGACTCTTTACAGGCACTGCATAGGTAATAGTGTTTGGTGTGAAAGCAATGCAACGATCACCACCGATGGTTGCAACATACTTATCATCGGTGAACAGGAGATCACCCTGCACTACCCCACGGATAGGAAGTTTAGAAAGATATCGATATGACGCTTTGAGTTTATCTGCAAGTTGTCCAGGTGGATAGATCTTATCCACATCCTGTTCAGAGTAACAGATCTTGGGACTCACTTTGTTGAACACAGACTTTGTACCGACAAAGAAGTCACCTTTCTGTGGATCGATACCACAGATGACTGCAGGAGCACCATCCCACTTCACAGTCACGCGAGTGTCCTCTGCACCCTGATCCAACATATCACCAAGTGATCGGAGAAATGCAATCGCCTCGCGTCCACCCTGTGACCCATCATTCATGATGTTGTCTTCCAGGTGTTCCAGGTGTGTGTTTTTCATACCTTTAGTATACTACGGATGGTCTGGTCTGTCATGATGCGTATGCCGCTTTGCCGGCCTCCACATAGAACTTGAGTTCCTTAATGTTGAATTCACCATTCACCTCACTCGATCTGTTCTTGAATCGGAGTTGAAATAATTCTTTGTTAGCTGGACTCAATCTAAATTTGATATTGTCACCAACCATCACCGCTTCCACAGATGTGGTTTCTTGTTCAAGTCTATTGATACCATCTAAAGTAATCTCTTTTACTTTGGTCTTGTCAACATCAACAACCTCTGCAAGGTCAGAACCAAAGGTCACATCTCTGAATAATTGAAACGCAGCCTGTTTGAGTTGTGGTGTAGAACTCAAACCAGCAAGTCCTTTCTTCACATCAGAGTACAACTCCTTAATCGTTTGTACCTTCAATTTCTTTTCTTTTGATGTCCTAGCCGTTGCAAGAACCTCTCCTAGAATTTTTCTGTACTTCTCTTCGTCCTTCAACTGTATACCAAATCGACGAAGAATATCCATCATTCCGTTGAAAGGACTGAGGTTTGCAAGAGTCTTACTACCAGACTTCATAGAGAAGTTAAGTCTCTCATCCAGATAAGTTTGACCATTGATAACAACATCAACATCAAGGTCACCTTTGATTTCACCACCACTCGTCTCTCCTGCAATACCATCAGCGGTGACAGTAATCGCAACATCATCACTTACATTATTCTTCAGATATGCATTACGAATTCTTCTAATCTTTTCTCTATATTTTGAATTTGTATATGCAACCAGGGTGTCTATTTTTCTACCAATGTTACCTACGTCTGATGCCCTCTCTAACATGACTTCAAAGTTAGGACCAAAGGCATCCATCGTGGATTGATACTTCAATCTAACAATCAACTTGACTTCAATATTATCTCTAGGACTACCTTCAGAAAATCTTCTAACAACGGTTTCATATCGACCAGTCTGAAACATCTTCGGTTCAATTTGAGCCCGAATCTGATTCAACTTACCTTTATCGATTCTGTCGTAGGCAAACAGTTGTGCAAGGGCGATGGCAAACACACCCTCCATTACATCACCTTCGTTTAACTTTGCCATCGAATACAAAAAAACCCCTTCTAATATTTAGAAGGGGTGAGATCAGTCTTCGTCTTCTTCTTTTTTATTGAATCCGAATGGACCTTCCTTTTCTTCCATCTTCAGTCTCAGTGCAACTGTACCAATAGACTCAAGAA